ATCTATGGTCCTGCCGCCCGCATCCGTGATCGTGTATTCTCCCAGCAGATTGGTGAGGCGACTGATGATGCTGTTGTCCGTGGTGAGGTTGAATCCTGCCGCTCCCGCTGACACTGTTATTGCGGAGCCCGGAGCCCAGCCCTGGCGAGTCCAGTATAGGAATTCTTTGGCCGCGGTATCCCAATTCGTCACTTCCTTCAGTTCCGTGCTGAACTGGTCAAAGGCGAAACCCTGTGATTCCAGGTATCTTCCATAGCCTGTGAGGAAGTCCACCACCTCCTGCGGAGTCCGGAACACTGTGCCGTAGGTGACCACTGTCTCTGTGTTGGCAAACTGTTGGTACAGGGTGGCTCTGGCATTGCCCACTGTTATGGTTGTTGAGCTACCGTTCTTCAGCGGAGCAAATGTCTTGAAATAGGGCCTCAGGGTGTTGTAACCAATAACTTTGTAGCCACCTTCCAGAGATGAACCGTCTGTGGTCACATTGGTGTTCAGCTCTATCAGCACGCCCGAGTAGTCATAGCGTGCCACTGGATTGGATGTCCTGAACAATAATTTGTAGTTCTCATCTGGTATGAACTGTGAGCCGGATGTGGATCCCGGAGACACAGAATCTGTCAGTATCTTTAGATTGTCCTTGTCCGTGAATCCGCCCAACTTGTAGGCCAACTGCACCGATAAATTTTTCAGCTTGTCGTAGTAGAACACCGCTGGATCCAGATTGTTCTTGATCAGATAGTTGACCACAAGGGGTTGATAGCCCGCTGTCTGATATCTGGTGATAACACCTGTTTCCGTGTTGGTCACTGTCTCCAAATGATATCGGGCAGTGCTCAATCTCTGTCTCACACCCGTGTCAGAGTCGATCACATTGCCTGCTGTGTTGGTGGTCAGACGAGAATTATCCAGGAACACACCAAAGAATTTTGCTGGTCGTGTCAGTGCCAACAGTTTGATTATGCTGTAGGCATAACCGGAACTGCGCCTCCATGCAGTCTCAGCTGGTGCCTGGTCTCCGAACTTCCATTTCTTCGCAATGGCTCTGCCTTCATAGGTCCTTATCAATCCCGCGGCAATGGGGTCTCGCAATTGGCCGTTGTCGTCCACCGGGATATAACTGCTTAATCCGGATCTGATGTATCTGTCCGTGGTGGTGTTTGTTGTTCTATCATAGCCTGCCTCGAGATCATCCCACAGCACAGCATTGCCCGATGAATAGGGTGCTGGTCCATAGTTGTCTTCCCAGGAAGTGGGTTTCTCTGAATAGCCCAACATCTCCCATGGATGGGTGTGCGGACGATCGGTATCATAGAACAATTTATATATGGCTCTCCAATGCCCTGGCAACAGGGTGCCGTCTATGATGTTTCTCGAACTGCTGTAGTTGTAGGTGAACGAATCACCATCCACAAATGTGCTGTTGTTCTGATAGTCTATTGCGTTCTTGCCTGCCCAGGCATAGAAATCTGTGCTGAGCACATCGTTGAATTCTGCGATCGTGTAATCTGTCCCCGTGAACACGGACGGTCTCACTTCTGTCTCCGTCAGCAGTGTGGCATCATACGCAGTCTTGCAGTTGTTGTAGATTCTTTTCTCTAGTTCCAGCAGTATGTCATCGCGATAATCACCGTAGGCCACTGTGCGTGAACCATCGTGTCCCACGATAACATTGGTTGCGGTCCTGTAGGTGTTGTCAGACACCAGCTCAGGTTTGAATTTGGGATACATTCCAAGTTTTGTTGGAGTGGGTGGGATAAAACTTCCAGTTGTATCAGCATAATCTTTAATTTTTATGATATTTCCAGCAACGAGCGTGGTCAGCACAGTTATGCTATCGTCGGTTGTGCTGAAAGTGTAGTCTGTGTCTCTGATCAACTGCACATCGTTTAGATACACATACACAGCTCTGTTGCTCGCTGTGCCAGTGTCAAATTGTGAATCTATCGCATATTCCACTTCAGAAGCATCTTGCACTGTGTAGGTACGTGTGGTCACATTCTCTCCGTGACCGATCATGTCCTCATAGAAGAATGGGAAACTGTTGTCTTTGTTCTCGGACATGGCAGATATGATTTCGTCCACTCGGTCCGCTACCACTCCGTCATAGGTGGTTCCGGTCTCATAGCTCAAAAATGCCTGTCGGAAATTTTGGTACTCTTGATTCGCATAATCTATCGCGGCGACCGCATTCGCTCTCTGGTCTATGAGATGGAAGAATGCAGGCGGCAGTGGTCCACGATGTTGCAGTATGGTTCCGCCCTTGAATCTCACGTCTGGCAGATCTCTGAGATTAGTGGATCCTGGAAATGTGCCTGTGATGTCCAAATTCTTTTCGTGTATGTCATGCACATGGGTCAATACCTGGCCGTATGTGAATTCGTTCAACTGCTCGTTGAGTGGGTTCACAGAAATGTTCTCTGGCACTTCATACAGTCCCTTGCCCGCAACTTTCTTGGCAGAACTGTAACACTCCAGTTTGACAAGATCTCCCACTGCGAGATCGGAATTAAATTTGACATATTTGTTTGTGGTTCCGTCCACCAAGGTGTAATCGGATGTCAAATCTTTTCTCACATGGTTCACATCCACGCTAACAGTTAGATCTGTGAGATCTTTGCTGTCTTGGTAAACATCTATGGGAAAATATTGTAATTCATCTGCGGCCACCGTGAACAGTCTGATCACTCGTTGACGACTCTGTTCTGATCGCTGTACCCATGCTGATTTGGAGTTGTGTGTGGTCCTGCCTGTGGTGTAGTGAAGATGTCCTGATCCGTAGCCCTTGGTTATAAATTCGTTGCCGCTCCTGTAGGTGAACGTGCCCGAGCTGAGGTCTGACTCAAACACAATGTCTCCCACATTGTTGATGGTGTTGTATTTTACCCTAAGTCCCAGCACTGTGTCCACTGTGGCGGTGTCTGATATCTTGTAATTGAACACTTTCGCACCTGTGAAAGAGCTGTTGGGATATGCAGTGGCATCATCAAAAGCATGGTGTTCGTTGTCGAACATGGAAAACAACGGCTGTTGATTCAATGCAGTTTTGGTCTGTCCTGTCTTCCAGCTCGTGGTCGTGGAATCGTAATAGTAGGTCTTGCCTTGGTTCAGTGTGCCCAATTCAATGAACACAGAATCTCCATTGGCCGGATCGGTGTCCGCGGTCTCTGTGAGAGCTATCACGCTGTTGGTGCCCACCGTGACGAAGTTCACGGTGTAAATTTTATTTTTGACCAGAGGATCTGTGTCTGCTGTGAATAGTACTCGCATGCCATTCACAACACTGATTCCGTCTATGATGTAACCCGTGGAGTTCACCACTGTGGAGAATACATCTGTGGTCACTGTGTCTATCAGGGCCACTGACTGTTTGGCGATAAGTCCGTGATCGTACAGGGCCAAGCCCGAATCAAACTCTATTATGGGTCTTTTGGCACGATCCGATTCCAACAGTTCTGGTGTGTATCCATTGGCCACGCCGGTGGCCTCGATCACTGCTCGGTGGGTCCATCGGTTATATCTGCTCCAGGCATTCCTGTCCAGGCTGTCCTTCTTGATCGTGATGTAGTCGGGTGTGACCGGTCTATAGAAACTGATGGAATAAGGTCTTGCATCGTAGGCCACGGAGTCATACAGTGTGGTGGTTTCCTCCGAATATGATTCCGGCACGATGAGGTCAGCGGAGTCGGTCAGGGTGATGCTGGAGCCCACTCCCTCTACGTAGAACTCTCTGGCAGAATAGGTGTTGGTATCTGTGACGTTGCTCCCAAATCGTATCTTCATTCCGTTGGAGAATCGCACTCCCGATCCCGAAGTATAGTTCTTCGCACCCAGTATGGTTGTCGCGACGTCTATTTTGGTGGTTTCGGATATGGTTTTGATCTGTAAAATTCCATGCATGGCACTGTGGTTGCCGCATTGGTAGTACAGCACGTCGGGTGCGTTGGTGGGCACCGTGAAGGACACAGTGCCCAGGCCTGTGCCGTTGCCTGTGACTCCATTGGTGTAGATCACCGATGTGGATCCATCCACTGCGATGCCGGTGCGGAAGGGCTCGGTCATTACGTAGAACGGATGACCCGCTGAATTCAATACAAAATTGTAGGTGTTGCCTCGGTACAGAGTGAGGGTGGGATTGTTGGTGGTGCCATGGGTGCTGAACTGATAGGCATTGGCACCGCTGTTGACGACCTTGATGTCGGCCGTGGCTCCCGTGCCCACTGTGGGGATCAGGATGGGATTTGGTCCTTCTGGCAACCAGTAGTACTCCCTGTAGTTGATCAGTTTGTCATAGTCTATGGCGGGATTCCACGCATACACGAACTCCCTGTTCAACCTGTCGTGGTTGTCGGTCTTGCCACCGAAGTAGTTGATCTGATTGATGTAGTCGTCATAGGTGGCGCTGAACTGCACTTGGTCCTCGGGATTGACGGAACTGGTATCCCTGTCCGTGTAGGTCACGGCAGGTTCCAACTGATAGTTGGTGCGGGCCTCGTTGGTGGCCGAGATGTAGGAGTCCGTGGCAGTTCTGGTGTAGGCGTACTGTCGACCGATGTAGCCATCCAATCGCTCCAGCGATCCGGGCTGGATCAGCTGATCCAGTGTGCTGGAAAGGAATCTCTCGTTGGCGTCGGTCCTGTAGTAGGCCGGCAACTGTGCCACGGATCTACGGATCTTGGCACCGTTCTTGTCAGTGACCACTTCGTAATTTTTAGTTGAATTTAATGGATTGTCTGCCATCGTTAATATCCTGTGCCACTGCTACCGGTGGAGCTGGAGCTACCGTAGGTTGATGTGGTCACCGAGGATACTGCGGATGAAGATCGAGTATTTGATGTTGTTGTTGTGGTTGATGTTACAACTGTGCCTGCGGCCGCGAGCTGATTCGCGCCTAGTGCATCAATTATTTGAACATCATCAACGGTGGCCCCACTGATGAAAATTTCGTCGGCCGCGGAACTGATCTGGAACAGAGATCCAAATGCCTGTCCTGATTGATTGGGCACTATGACCACTGTGAGTAGGTCAGGTGCCAATTGATTGTGTATGTAAGCGGCTAATTCTGTGAAGTAAAAGGTATCACCAAATTCAAAGTTGTTGAGGGCGAAGAATTCGTTGATCGCGGCAACGGTCCTGGTCTTGATCACTGCAGTGGAAACATTGGTCGCAGAGTTTTTTACCACTTTGAACGTGGCCTGATATGCTTCGTCCGCCGTGGTTCCGAACAGTATGCGATATCGCACTGGATGATATATGATCTGATCTGACAGTCCTTTCAGTGCATTTAATCTGCCCGAATAACTGATCCTCAACTGATCTGACGTGCTGGGCAATGGTTTCACACCACCTTCCTGCAACCAGATCCTAAACAGAGAATCATAGGTTCTCTCCAGCATATAGATGTCAATGATGTTGGACACAGAAGGATCGATGCGTGTGTCCTGACCTGCGTGATGACGATATTGGAAATCCATGGAAGATCTTCCTCTTCTTGCGATATAATCTGTCGTGGTGGCCAGGGTGATGGTGGAAGAGTTGTACTGTTTGACCACATCCTCCGCGGCGTCATAGAAATAGAACAACTGCCCATTGGTGTATGATCCAGGTAGCGTGATGTTGGATTCGTTCTCGGACACGATAAAATTGCTGGCCGCATAGGGCCTGTATCTCTCAATGTTGTTGTAGCTGTTGTATTTTTCAAAGAACACAAATTTTGTGGTGACATTGGTATCGGGTTCCACTATGATGTCAAATATTTCCGGATTGTCCACCACGCCGTCATCGTCGTCGTCGTAGAATCCCACTTCCACTTTGCGATTGTCTTGGTATCCGTCCGACTCTGTGACGGTGTCCACAACCTGCCACGTGATGGGATAGCCCAATGCGGATCCGGTGCTGGGCACTGTGTTGTTCTTGAGAATTTTCACTGAATCTTTTACCACTCTGCCCGTGGTGTAGTCGTAGATTCTTTCTGTCCTGTCATAATGGAATTTGTTCTGTCCCACTGATTCAAATATGTATCTGAGAGCTCTGTGGGTCACCGTGTAGGTGTTGCCGTCGTTGGTGAATCGGAACCACCAGCTGGCATCCAGGTTGGTGCCGGTAGTGTCTCCCGCATAGGCAGTGGAGAATTCTGTGTCAGCACTTAAATTTGCCGTGGTGATCACCAGCCACTGTTCGTTCTCTTCGTCGTACCTCAGACCAAACTCCTCATAGGCCTCTATCCTGTCCTGCAGGTCTGTTTTTAGAGCAGTGGAGAACGTGGTCGCGAAAGCGGGTATCACCGCACTCAACACAGCGTTGGCCGGCAATATGTTGTTGAGCGTGATGGGTCCGAGGCCGGACTCTAGATTGCCCACTCCACCATTGGCTCCGTCGCCCGCCACCGTGGCGATCTTTGCCCAGGCTCTATCTTCGGCATTGGTCGTGCCTGCTGTGACCAACACTCCGTTTAGGAATCTTCGTGAATCCGGAGATACAAATTTGATCAGTGCTCCTGCTTTGGCATATTTCAAATTGGATGTGGCAAAGTCGCCCACCACCAATGGTCCACCCGCTGTGAAATAGCCTGTGTTGGTGTTGGTTCCTGTGGTTGTGCTGACCCAGCTCGCTGACAGGGCCGATAGATCCTTGGTGCCGTATTTTAGATAGTAGAACTGTCTGGAATAGGCTTCTTTCAATTTGGCTTCCACTGAACCATTGATCGTGCTCAGTATCTCGTTTCGATTTGTGAATGTGAATGTGAATGATGGTCTGGTCTCTTCTCTGTAGACGATGCCATCGTCGGCGTACACAGACACGTTGCTATATGCCCCTGTGGGATCCACGATGTCCTTGGCCCTGGATATGCCGGATGCTGTTCGGTTGAGAGATTTAATTTTCACGATCTCCTGTGACGCAGACAGAGGCACGATGTTGTAGTCCTCCGCTGTGATCATTCTGTTCTGTGAATAGTATGTCTGTGGTGCTTTCTCCTGTATGGATGCGTTGGACTCTGTGGCGGCAGAATTATACACTGACTGTTTTAGACTTGCTGTCAAAGTGAGTATCTGAGATCCACCATTGGCATCGATGTACGGAACATTGAATTGTATTCCCTGCATATCATTGGGCTGTATTGCATATTTTGAGTTATCGCTGACCCTATGATAAACTCTAAAAGAACCCGAAGGAATATTAGAAAAATTTCCGTCTCCAAACACAAGGTCGATAGCGTCATTGTTTTTTGTAATCACGTTGTAGATGTTTCTTACGTTATTGGAAATGCTGTTGTAGATGGTGTTGTTGCCCACAATGTCTGGTACCTGCGTCCAGATGTTTTGTACCTGGCCAAAGTCGTCCAATGCGTACAACCAAACATCTGTGTCGTTGATGTTGTTGACATTGACACTCTGCACGTAATTTGTGGTTGGCTGGGTCACTGAAAAATCCGTGGATGAAAGGTTTCCCTGTTTCATCAAAACAAAGAAGCCGGTGTTGTTGCTGGAATCACCGGATCCGTCTGTTCTATAGAGATATGTAAATCCGCCACCGGGTATGGGTACCTGTTCATAGATGGACTCACTGCCGGATATGATTGCAGGCACAATCTCAAAATTTCTTTGAACTCCGCTCACTGCTCTTGAGTATTTGAAAATGGGCAGATCTGTGTTGGAACTGTTCAGCGTGTATGTTTCTGTTTTTATGCCTCCAATGTCACTGGACTCCAGCGGCTTGCCAAATCGTTGTCCTTCGAAATTGGCGGCATTTAAAATTTTTATAAATTGTTCTCTGGCATTTGCGTTGGTGGCATCATTCCAGACCACCGTGACGTTGGATAGATTCTGTCCTGAACTGTCTGTTACGTTCTGTGTGGTAGATACAGAATCCAATTTCAATAGACCTGTGGATGTTCTGTTCCTGCTGACATTGTAGTTGATCAATCGAGCAAGTCTCAGTATGCTGTTTCTTCTGGAAGCAGTTTCCAGGAAGTTTTCTCGAGCGTTGAGATCCACCCTGAAAGAAAGTGACTGTGCCACATAGGCTATGAGATCAATCAGCGCCACATACTCTGAAGATTCCACGAAGTCGTTGAAATCATCTGGATAGTTCTCGCGAAGATACGCTATCATGGTCCTTCTCAGTGTCTCAAAATCGTAGGATTTGAAATCTGCCTGCTGGAAAGCAGTGTAGATTTTACGCCAGTCCTCGGCGACCAACAATCGGTTCTGTCTATCTGTAGTGGCCATACATCAATGTACGAGTATTTATTGTCTGGATAAAGTGCGTATATTAAGACAGGCGCAGGGTGCTGTTCTCATCAAACCCAAATGCCAGTCTTTCTGTGATGTTGTAGGGACGATAGGTCAGGTCCGCCTGTACGGATATGCCGTGATCTGACTGGGTAACAACTATGTTGCTTGCGGACAGTCTAGAATCTGCATTGACATTGTCAGTGATATCGTCCAGTATGGCCTGCTTAAGATCCTCTGTGAGAGGTTCAAACATCACATCATAGATGATGGTGCCAAATTCTGGATTTTCCAATCTTTCGCCCTTTCTGATACTGAGGCGATTGATTAAATTCTGTTTCACTAATTCAAAGTCGTACAATTTAAAATTGTTGTTTTCAGCACGAGAACTAAAACCCTTGAAAGATCTAGAAGTTGTAACTATTGTTTTACCTGTATTATCTACCATTTGAATATGTTTCCTATCGCTCGTCCCACACTGGCAATCGTGCTTGAGATGGATGATCCAATGTTACTTACCAAACTTGTGATCGAAGTAACTGCTGTGATGTTGCCGCCCACAATGTTCTTGTAACTGTCGGTGACTGTGCTTAAATTATTCAGGGTATTGACTGTTCCGCCCAATCCGGGTATGTTGATGGCATTGTTTATGATGTTGCCCGCGGTGTTGAACACCCCAGTGGTGCTGGTCAGATCTCCCAACACATTTGTGATGTTGCCCGACACTGCCTGACCTATGTTGCCCGCGGTGTACAGTATGCCGGACTGATTGACGAAAACCTGATCTTTCAACAGATTGACCGCATCGCCAGTTACACTCTTTATGGTCTGATTGACGATCTCATTGACTCCCGTGGTCAGGGGCGTGATAGAACTTAATGTGTTCTGTGGCAGTCCATAGATCAGAGAATAATTTTTTGTGAATTCATCCGCCGCTTTCTGTATCGCTGATATGGATCCCACTGTGCTCTTGACAGCGCTGGTCACTTTGTTGGCCGCTGTCTGCACCTGTCCCAGTCCCTGTTTCTCCAATTGGTACTGTAGATCTGCCTGGAACTGTCCAAATCTTATTGTGTCATTGCTACTCGCTCTGTTCCTTGCCGCAATAAATTCCGGTGTGCCTGGTATCTTGTCGTTCAATCCTGGTTGTCCTCCCACGAAATTCACTATCTTGTCAAAATGGTAAGGGAATGGTTCGTGTGTGGGCACTCGCATGCCGGACATGGTGACGTTTCCATTCTGTGTCACAGTCAATGGACCTGATTTGTATTTCTCTGTGATGTTCACATCTGGGATCAATTCTCTTTTTGTGCCTGTGCCCTTGGCATCCAGCACGGATGTCCTCTCGTACGTGGACACAATGTTTGGATTAGTGGAAATGCTGTTGAAATGCACCTGACTGCCGGTGAGGTGATGCTGTCCCGATGCCATGTGTATCTGTTGTTGACCGGCATAACTTATCACACTGCCTGCGGGTGCTTTGTTTGTGATAGAGCCTCCTGTGGCCTGTAATTGAATATCGAAGTCAGCGTGTTGTTGGATGTTTGCTCCATCTAGAACCAATTTGCTGACCGCACTCATTTTGATCTGATTGCGAGCAAACATGTTAATGTTGGCATCGCTATGGAAATTCATGTCTCCCGCGGATCGCATGCTGACAGATCCACTGGAGTAGATGTCTATGGATCCGTTGGCGGCAAATTCCATCCATGCGTTGCCTGATCCGTTAGCGATGTAGACCACACCTGCAGAATCATTTAATAGAATTTGATGTCCGGATGCCGAACGTAATCTCACAAGTTGATTATCTCCATCCACATCGCCGTCATCCATTACAAAGGTATGACCTGTCAATCTATCCACTATATCTGTTGTAACACTGTCTATTCCGCCTATTTTTCTCTGTTTACCTCTTGGGTCTTTCCTGCCAGGGGTACTGATACCATATACTTGACTAGGTGTTTCTCTACGAGCCGAGCTAGTGGTTGTGCCTCTAACTGTGTCTTGTATCAACCCCTCTTGCCTTAATAATTCTGCTTGTGGGTGTATTGGTTGTTTAATCGAACCCGACGACTCTGCCAATATTCTCTTGTTTACTTCTCCGGCCGGCAACTGATCTGTACCGTATAATTGTTGTTTATTTTGATCAAAATCGCCGCCAGCAGAGGCTACCCCTGTGTTAGTTGAAGCACCAATTCCCGGCGTCATATGATTCAACAAGGGTTCTGGTATACAGCCCATCCAAAAGGCCTGATTGGCATCGCCCTCTACAAATATCACCATCACTCGAGCTCCAATATCGGGTGGTACCATCCACATTCCGTATGAGTGCTGAGATCCTTCATAACTGTTGGCATTGTCTTTGCTCATGTATGCAGGTGTTTTTGTTCCCCAAAATGGGGACATATATCTACACACCACATCTAATGATTGAAATCCTCTATCCGTTCCTGTTTTACTTGCTATCTGTACTGACAGTCTTCCCATTTTGAGTGGATCTCTATTGTTGGTTACTGTGCCGATGTATGGTCCTGGATTTCGTTGGACGTATTTCTCAACCTCGGCATTGAGTTTTGGGGTGGACGAATCTATGAATCCTGTATTCTCTGCCATATATTATGCCGCTGGGCCTCCATCACCTGGTGTGTTATTTTTTATATTTTTTAACACATTTTTAATTTGGTCTATTTTGTTTTTAACAAAGTCTAATATAGTAAGTCCCTCTCCGCCAAACCCATTGAACCAATCATCCGGAGATAGATCTGTTATGTCTGCGCCTCGACTTGCATTACCCCATAGAGGATCTTGCACGTAGGTTTTTGGTGTCGGTGTCGTTACTTTCTTGCCTTGATCTTTCATTCGTATACATCTCAGACGTTGTTTGAACACACCCCTATCAAAAATATTTTCAACTTTTACTACTCTATACAAACCATTGAATGCTACCTGATCAGCGCCGCCTATTTCGTACAGTCCTGTATTTAGGTTAATATCCACCGGTGATTTAAAATTTATCACTATAAACGGCTCTGCTTGATTCAGATTGAACGAGCGAGTGCGTTCATGATAGGCAGTGGTTGTTGAATTATCCACAGATCTGTTCCTGTTTTCATAGATACCCGGTCCTTCTGGACTTGTTAAATCACCACCCTCTGGTGGTCGCATGACATTGAATTGATTGGCACTAAGATATATTGGATCTCCTCGAATTTCCATATCTACCAGTACCATGTCTCCGTCAGGATTTGTAAATGCATCTAAGAATTGATCAAACCCTTCATTGATTCCGTACAACCCCACATTCGCTGTCTTTCCCACTCCTGGAGAAGCTCGATGCGGTAAATCAGCTTCTACAACCTCATCTCCCGAATAATCCTGCGTTAACACAGTTTCTGGAACTTCGTTGATGTTATATTGTTGTTGCTGTAATGCTTTAAATCTTGATGCAAAATATGCCACATTGTATTTGATATTTAGATCTAAAATTTCAGTGTTCTGTCCTGTGAAGATATAATCGTATTTTTTTCTTGCAATAAATTTCCTATTCTGTTGCCAAAAATCTCGGAATTTAGAATGTACTCCAGGCTGTGCAAAATTTAAAATATGTATTTTGTATGGTTCAATGTGATAGTGTATTATTTTTCCATGCATCTTATTGACTTTGTCATATGCTTGTTTCAGAGTTATTGTAGTTTGAACTCGGAACCAATCCACATAGAATTTGTCCTCGTTGGTTCGCACAAATCTTGCTTTGGCATCATCAGATACCAATTTATCAATAGCATCACCGAGTTCACCGTCGGCTTTTGATGCCCATTGTTTTAAAAATTCTTTCCAGTCGTCATAAGGCTTAATTGTTTTCATAACCTGGATCAGTAGCTCGTGTATGGCTGTGCCTTTGTCAATTTGTCCCCGTGGTTGTTTGCTTCCTTTCTCTAAATTGATTCTTGCCTGCGTTACATCATTTACTTGATTATAATAAGTGTCTATGTCTGTATCTGTTACATCAAACATGGGATAACTGTCTATACTTTTAAGTTCAACAAACTTTCCATTTAAAAGAGGATCGCAGGTCACTATATAATGGTCTGTTGTGTTGGCTTCTCGATCATACAATCCTGTTTTTGCTTCTTCTTCGGTTTGTTCATTGAGTTTTTTGGTCAACGATTTACAGAAAGACGCAAGATCTCTTTCAGAATCTAATTTCATTGGTTGTCTGGTATAATTGAATCTATTAACCAATCCAAACTCATTGAACGGTACTGCTTTAATTGTGTATATTGATCCACTCTGATTAACATCGACTTCCATCTTAGTTAACTTTATAGGTATTTTTCTCTGATATGCTGAATCCATTGTTAAAAATTTTCCGTTTTCATCAAAGCCTTTATAATCAACAGAGAGCAAATATGGTGCATCCACATGATCAATAAATCCTGCATTTGCCGCCGCTCCACGTATAACCTGTATGAGACTTAATCCTAGTGGTTCGTGTATGGTCATGTCAATATTAGTAACTGATGTTAGTCGTCTGTCATTACTGGACGAAGGGATAGTGGTAATGTTCACAGATTCAAAGAAAAAATCAAACGCTCGCTGGAGTAAAGATTTTGCAGTGTCCAATTGCCCAAGAAGTGTGTCCTGCTGTGATTGTGTTCCTGGTAATATGGTTATGTCGCTGACGTCTCCTGTGTCTCTAACTGAAGTTCTATTTGTTCGAAAATCGTTGTTAGATACGGCATTGGAATTTCCTCCCAATCCTCCAGTACGTGCAATTACGTTCTGAGGTTTATAATTGTTGTTATAATATTTCAGTGTTTGTACTTCTTCTCTAGTCAATGCACTGAGTGTGAACACAGGC